TGGTGGGACGAGCTGGCGAAGGCGCGCTATGCCGAGGCCGGCTGGATGAACATGCTATTCGGAATGCGCGAGGGCAATCCGCGCGGCATCGTCACCACGACACCACGACCGAAGCAAATCATCAAGGATCTGGTGAAAGGCGAAAGCACGCACATCACGCGCGGCTCGACCTGGGACAATCAGGAAAATCTCTCGCCTGTTTTCTATGAGCAGGTCATCAAGCCGCTGGAAGGGACGCGGATCGGGCGGCAGGAGATCGAGGCTGAAATTCTGGAGGAGGCAGCGGGCGCGCTTTGGAACAGGACGCAGATCGAAGCCACGCGCGGGCCGGCTCCGAAGAATATCGAGCGGGTCGTGGTCGCGGTGGATCCGTCCGGCACCGATGGCAGTGAGGGCGATGAAGTTGGCATTGTGGTTTGTGGCCGGACGGCGGACGGGCGCGGCGTTGTCCTAGAGGATGCGTCCATGCGCGCATCGCCTCAACAGTGGGCGGCAAAGGTCTGCGAGCTTTGGCGGACCTGGAAGGCTGACGCGGTTGTCGCAGAGCGCAATTACGGCGGTGAGATGGTTCGGGCGGTAATTCTCACGGCGGATAGGAATTGTCCTGTCCGTATGGTATCAGCATCAAGAGGCAAGCATATTCGCGCGGAGCCTGTCGCCGCGCTTTACGAGCAGGAGCGCGTAATACATGCAGGAACATTCCCGACGCTGGAGGATCAAATGTGCGCAATGACCGCGAGCGGGTATCACGGCACCGGATCTCCCGACCGTCTGGACGCTCACGTTTGGGCGATGACGGATCTGTTTATTGATGCGCCTGCCGAGCCGATGGTCTGGTAATGGCGCTCCAGGACCGATCCATAATCTACACGCCTTTCGAGGTCCGGCACGCGATCGAGGAAATCCGCGCGCAGATCGGGGCGGACTCGTTTCTGAAAGCGAAAAGCCTTTTCAAGTTTGGCCTATCGACGACGGTGGGGACGAGCTATGTGACGGTCCAAGAGCATGGCGGCAATGAGACATATCCGACGGCCAACACGATTGACAGCGTGATTTCCTCGAATGCGGGCGATGACCAGACAGTCGAGATCGAGGGTCATACGGTCGACGGCAATGGCGATTTCATATTTCAGAAGCAAACGGCAACGCTAAACGGGCAGACGCGGGTCGCGCTTGCTACGCCGCTGGCGCGCTCGACGCGGGTCGCGAATATCGGCGCGACGGAAATCGCCGGAACGGTTTACGTGCATCAGGCGGATACCTATACGGGCGGTGTTCCGGATACGGCATCAAAGGTTCACGTCATCATGAGCGCCACGCATCAGCAATCACTAAAGGCGGCGATCACGATCAGCAAAAATGATTACTGGATAATCACAAGCGGCTTGATCGGCGTGGCGCAGAAGTCCGGCTCGCCTATCGTGACGTTCAAGATCCAGGTGCGTGAGAAGGGCGGCGTATTCCGGACGCGCGCGACGGCGACCACGTCAAACTCGCAATCGGTTCCGATATATTTTAACCCGCCGCTGATTGTCCCTGCAAACTCTGATGTCCGGATCCAGGCGAAATCAAGCACATCAAACACGGAAGTGGAAGCCTGGATGAACGGCTATGTAGCACAATTGAGGAGCGCGGCCTGATGGCGTTAATTGATAGAATACTCGGCGCGTTTTCGGTGAAGCAATCCGCTGTTTCCGAGGAGCGGTTTGGCTTCCAGATCGGGCAGGCGCAATATACGGCAAAGGCGAGCGAGAAGCGCGAAGCGTTCGCGCCGGAAAGCATGAAGTCCGTCATCGCTTATGCGGCGGTGCGGGTGGTGGCAAAAGCGTTTTCTAGCGTTGATCTCTATACAGCGCGGCGCGACCGCGATGGCAATCTGCAAGCCGTCCCGGTAAACGATTTCGAGCGATTGATGTCGCGTCCGAATCCGCTGGTCGGCGGCGCTCAATTCATGGAGCTGTGGGCGACATACTTTTCAATCCACGGCGAAGGGCCGATCGAGCGTGTCCTGGTCGGCAATCGTCCGCGCTTCCTCTACTGCATCGAGCCGGAAAACATCGCGCCGGTCCCGTCGGTGACGGGCATCCCGTCGGCGTATGAATACAAAGGCAAGAACGGCGTTCGCAAGCGTTGGCCGGTTGACGTTCTTACCGGCGATAGCGACGTGAGGTTTATCAAGGCCGCCAACCCGATCGAGCCGAACCGAGGGCTTGCGCCGACCTGGACCGCTGGCACATCAATCGACGCCTTTAATGCCGGGACGGAATGGAACGCGGCGTTGCTGCAAAACAAGGCGCAGCCGTCCGGCGTCTTGAAGGTGAAGCAAGCTCTCACCGAGACGCAGCGCGAGCGGCTCAAAGGCGCGCTTGAGGACCGCTATTCAGGGCCGCAAAACTCGGGCCGACCGATGGTTCTGGAAGGCGACATGGACTGGCAACAAATCCAGATGACGCCTGCCGAGATGGACTGGATCGAAAGCAACCGGGACTTGGCGCGGCGCATTGCGCTGGCCTATGGCGTCCCGCCGCAGCTCCTCGGCATCCCAGGCGATAACACTTACGCGAATATGCGCGAGGCTCGCTTGGCGCTTTATGACGAGACGGTCTTGCCGCTGCTCAATCTGTTTTGCTCCGAGATGACCGCATGGCTCGGGCCGCTATACGGCGAGGGCATCGTCATTCTGCCTGATACCGACCAGATCGAGGCGCTCGATTATCGGCGCGAGCGGCGCTGGGAGCGGGTGCAAACAGCGGACTTCCTGACGATCGACGAAAAGCGCGAGGCGCTGGGATATGAGGCGCTCGGCGCAGCGCGCGGCGGCGATATGGTTCCGGCTGTCCAGCAATACGCGTCGCTCGACTATGGCGAGGACGTTGTGGATCCAGAGGAGGCGGGCCGCGAGGCTTATGGTATCGGCTCTTAATCCTTCCAATCTGGACGCCTTCCAGCGGCGCGATGAGGCGCGCAAGCGGCGGGCCGAGCGCGGCTTTGCGCGCGACATGCAGGCCGAGTTCGCGGCGGTCGCCAAGGAAAACGCGGAGGCATACGAGCAGGGTTTGCCGCTATGGCAAGGCGAGCGGTCGCAGATGCACGCCACGAATATCGCGCGTATCGTTGAGCGGCGGGCGCGGGCGATCGCGTTTGCCTGGGCATCCGATATCCAGCGGTCGGCCAAGTCGAGCTTGCGCCTGGAGCGCAAAGGCTATGATGACGAGATCGATTTGTTCGTCCTGCGCTATATGGCGACATTCACGGCGCGCAAGGTGACGGGCATAAACGACACCACGCGCGAGCAGATCCGGCGTTCGGTTCGGCTCGGCATCGAGGACGAGCTGGGGACGGCGCAGATTGCGCGGCTTATTCGGGAACGCTCCGGCATCGAAATGGCGCGGTATCGGGCGGCGACCATCGCGCGCACCGAGACGAATAGCGTGGCGAATGGCGCAACGCGGGCCGGCCTGGACGCGCTGGGCATTCAGGCAACAAAGCGATGGGTTCCGGCTTCAGACGCTAGAACGCGCGACACCCATCGTGCTATGGCTGGGTCTGATTTTATTCCTCTCGACGAGAAGTTTGTGGTCGGGGGCTATGCTTTGGACCGACCAGGGGATCCGGATGCGCCTTCTGCAGCAGCCGGCGAGATTATCAACTGTCGATGCGCTTTGGCGTATCAAGCGAGTGGAGACTGATATGCTTTGCAGAATGGACATGGCCTGCGAGTTCAAAATGGACCAGGAGCAGGGCGAGATTATCGGGCTTGGCTCGACATTCGGGAACATCGATCTTGCGGGCGACGTCATCGAAAAGGGCGCTTTTCAGCGGTCGGTCGCCGAGTTCGGATCCGGCGAGCGGTTTGTGGCGATGCTCGATCATCACAAGATGGACGCTCCGGTCGGGCGCTGGGTCCGGATTGCGGAAAGCGAGCGCGGCCTGGAGGTGACGGGCAAGCTATCCATGCGGGTCGGGCGGGCGCAGGAATTGGCGGCGCTGGCAGCCGATGGCGCGCTGGGCGGTCTGTCGATCGGTTTCGTCACGAAGGATAGCCGCATCGATCCCGACCGGAACATTCGATATATCACCGAAATCGATCTGCGAGAGATCAGTCTGGTGTCGATACCGGCTAATCCGAAGGCCAAAATCGAAGCCGTCAAAATGGACGTTGCAGATGAAATCTCTACGGAGCGTGACTTTGAGCGCGCTCTTGTGTTACATCTTGGCTATTCCCGCCGGCAAGCGAAAGCGATCACGGCGGCGGGCTTCAAGTCCAGCGTTCGGGATGAACGGGACGAAATTGATGCCGATGCGCTGCGGGATGCAGTCGATGGCTTCAAACGTCTGGCGCAGATGCGCCTGTAACCCGAAACGGACATGGAGATATGATATGTCTGACATTCAAGTGAAAAGCCTGGTCGAGGAAGGCCAGAAGGCGCTCGCTGCGGTGAATGAAGCCGTCAACGAGATGAAGGGGTCGATTGATCCGCTGGTCGAGG